GCCACCACCTTCCGCCTTGATACACTCGATCTTTTTCGCAGTCAACTTTCCCACTTCACCACCCTGGAGATGAGTCGCTCCATCCATAGTGTACTGTTCTTGCTGAACTATCTTAGTATCACCACCAATACCGAAGAAACCGTTCTTCTTAACTACAACCTTATCTTTTCCCATTACCTGTGGGGCATTGGATCTATATTGAATACGATATCCACCCTCATAAGCATCCACTGTATAAGCAGTGTAGTCTCCAACAGGTAGATTGATGATAGGAACTTGTGTCTTATTCATCAAGTGTCCAACAACACCAATGTGTGCAGCACCAAAAAGAGTCCCTACTCCAAGTGCAAACCACTTGAAGAGGGACCGTTTAGGTTTTTCTTTTGCTATCGGTTCAGGATAATAGTCGCCAGGTTGTTCTTTTTTATTATCAAATATAGCCATGGCAGTTTAGGGGATTACTGTGGTTTTTCCTTTGGCTCTACAGCAGAGACAACCTCAGGTTCTTTTTTTGCTGTTGCTTTACCATTACTATTACCACCGCCACCTGCCTTAGCAGGACTTAAACCAAAAGCAGCAAGAGATCCAGAGAATACTGATGCAATGAAGGTAGGATCAAAATCAAGAATTTTTTGACCGTTTGGTAGTCTAACGTATGAGAATGTGAGAAGAGAAGCGGACCAGATAAGTACGACAACTTTCACCAGATTACCAAGGACTTCACTTTTATCTTCATGATGGTCGTCTTTCTCTTCTACCTGTGCTTTGGATTTGTTTCCGAGCATTTGTAGAGAGTAAGGCTCTGTTATTTAGGGATCTAATACTTCAACTGTGACGTGTGCGTTCTTTATTTTGTTGTATTTTTTACAGAGGGACTCACTTGATTCATGTTCCCATCTATGGTATGCACTTTTTAGGGATTTGACGTAATCAGTACCGCCGCAACCTACCATTTCATCGGCAACGATGGTCTTGATTAACACATCTCTCGTTAAATGTGTCATATGTAAATTCTGGTTTCCAACAACAAACCCTACATTATAAGACTGAAAAGCGTGTCAAAGGATTTGTCTTGGGTGGTCTTCCCGTTTTGTTCGGGTGTTATTATTTATTCAAAAACAGGATTGACTGGTGGATTGAATTCGTCTCTATGTGCTTTCATAATATGCTTCGGGACACCGTAATATCCCATATGCATCCAAACACAATCGACATAACGCAGATCTTCACGGTCTGCGTCGAATGTGGTCATGTCGCAGTATTTGATAATATCAGGAGGAACCTCCACCTTTTTCCAAGTGATAGGTTCCTCAATAAAAAAGGGAATCATTTGATAAAACCTTCTTCTTTCAACCACTTCTTAGTCAAAGGAGTGGGTTCATAGTCAGTCCACATTGTGCCACGAGCACAGGATTCTAGTGCTTCCATGGTCATCTTTTCTGTGCGACCTGCCCAGGATGCTTCTGCTTCCCAGGGGCGAGCATGAGGTGCATAAGTACGCTTTACCATCTCACGATACATCATAGGAACATCTTCCTCTGGTTTGATGATGGCAATCATAGAGTTCTTGATAGAACCCGCCATACAATCTTGCGCAGCGTGCCAACCTTCATGGCGCATCACTGCCATCAACACACCAGGACGGCGCATGTAAGTCTTGTTCAGGAAGAAGTTATTACTTACAGTATGATAGACGCCACGGTGTCCAACAGGAAAATACTTTTCGTCTGCTAGAAACACCCCAACTCCAATTTGTTCCAAGGCAACGAGCATTCTACCGAACTCGTCAGCAATAATATCATAATCGCTATTGGGATGAGCGCTAGCAATAGTAGAGATATTTTCGACCCGTTGTACATCTTTGGTGCATTCGCGGAGTAACATACACCCCATTGCATCCATAGTGTAGAAACCTTTTTTGAGTTTGGACTCGTTTGCAAATACTGGGGAGGTAAGCAAAGTCGAACCAATCAATGCAAGCAATAATTTTTTCATACTATTATGTGAAGTATTTTTTATATAGTTGAGATGCTTCGGCATGTTTACCGCTTTCATTCAACTGTTTGATTTTTTGTAGGATCTTACGCTTGAAATTCGTTGACATGATCTCCATCATCATCTCCTATGAATTCTAGAGAATAGACATCGTGATCGTCAATATTTGGATCTAACCATTCTTTGAACTCAGCACTAATGGCGTAAGCATTTTCTGTGTTTACTACCGCATCGTCCATTGTGGTAATGGGTATTTCACAAAGAGTGTGTATGCGATCAATTGCCCAGTCATGAGTCTCTTGAAGTGTTTGCTCCAAAGTTACCATAATCTTTTCGCATATAGCGTCCTAGTATATTACTATTGTAGTACGCTGGCGAACCGTCGTCAAGTGCTTCTGACAACACGTTATTGAGGAACAACTGTTTTGTTTCCTCAAAGTTACAATTACCTTTCGTTATATGTAGACTTATTATCTCTCTATTAAAAGTCTCTTTGCCGTATTTCTTTACATCTTCTTTCAACTCAGGACAAGAACCATAATACTTTTTCCAGTCTGATTCTTGTTTTACTTTTCTTTTCTTTCCAGGAGGTTTTCTGAACGACCAAAAATACTTTCTACCAATGTACTGTCGTTGGTTGGACTTATTGGTAATACAGTAAACAAAACCAAAGTACTCCCCAATATCATCACTGTCAAAAACTGTGCCATTATATTGCCATGGATTTTCATAACTCATCTTATAGAATTCAATGAGCTATTATTTATCTTTAACCGGGACAAACCTAGTCTATTGACGTTTTGAGTTCTTGTCAAGCCCTTGATAAATACTCAATAAAGTCTTATAATATGGCAGTCTACGTTAACAATATAACTGTCAATACAGGAGAAAACTTTTACAGAGACTTCTATCTTGATAACATAGATGGAACTCCATTAGACCTGACTGGATATACTGGAAAGTCAGAAGTTAGAAAGCACCCAGAGAGCGTTGGTGCTGCCACAACTTTTGCACTTTCTTTCGTTGATAGAACAAATGGAAGATTTCGTCTTTCGTTAGATAGATATGTTACTGAAAAACTAAAACCAGGTAGATATTATTACGATGTAATGTTTACAGACTCTTCAAATAAAAAGAGTATTGTAGTTGAGGGAATGTTCAGTGCGAGAGAGGACTATACACCTATTAGTGAGTGTATAAAAACAGATTACACAAATGCTTCTGTTGGTGGAGTTAATGAAGACACTGCTCATAATACAGGTATGGGCTCTGATCTAACCCCAATAACAATAGATGAAATTGGAGAATATGGTGTAGTTGCATTTGGTCATTATTCTAGTAGTTGTGTTGATATGCCAACTCTAACTACAAAGTTCCAAGACGCTGCCTACATGCAGAAAATACAATCGTATTTGCAGTTTGGGGGAGTGGTATTATATATTGGTGAATATTTAAACTGTGGTAATACTGCTGCACATAACACTAGACTTGGTTTACTCGGAACTTCTATAAGATTAGAATCAAGAGCCGATACTGCTTCTTCGGCAAGTTTAGTATTAACAAATAACGCTGCTTCCAATTTCCCTGCCTCTTGGGGTCACAGTCTAACTAATTCACTGGAAGTAAATAGTGGAACAGCAATCTATGCTCATACTAGTGGAACATATGTAACCGTTGCTTATGAGAAGGTTGGGAATGGTGCCATTGTAGTAGTGGCTGATAGTAATGGAAGTAGTAAAACCCCATCAAGTTTTTATAATGGTTTCAGAGATTTAGTTCTTTACGGATAAATAGTTAAAAAAGAATGTCCGCAGTATACGTACATAACATTACTGTCAATGGTGGATCCGACTACGAACAAGAGTACGATATGTACGAAGTCGGTGGTAAAGTTGTTGATCTGACAAATTATACTGCCAAAGCACAACTAAGAAAGCACAGAGGTAGTGGAACTGCTGTCAGTTTTACTATTGGTTTTGTCGATAGAACCGCAGGAAAAGTCAAACTTTCTATTCCGAGTTGGCAAACATCCAGACTCAAACCTGGACGATATGTCTATGATATCTTGTTCACAAAACCAGCAGGAACACAAGAGATTGTTCTTGAAGGAAATGTAAATGTGAGAGCAGGAATCTCAACTGGATGTTTTGGTGGAGGAACAACACCAGGTAGTGCTCAGAGACTTTGTATTGCTGTAATTGATGAAAGTTCTTCTCAAACAACTAGCGGAATGTCTACAAAGTGGGCACAATTCCGTTCTACATATCCACAGAGAACCTTTTATTTGTTACAACCAACTGCCGAAGGATTCAGCGATCTTGTAGATAGTACTAATTATGATACTTTAAGATGTCCTGATAATTTTTTAGATAAAACCACCATAAACGTTTCACCACTTATCTGATATGACTTTTAACTGGCCAGATATACCTTTCAATGGTACTGAAGTCTCCACCTTTGTAGATGCGTACAAAGATCTTGGTGATGCTATTATAGATCAATGGGATGAAAAAGTTGATCCAAGAGAACTTCATGCACCGTTTACAAATAAAGATACTGTTAAAGAGTTAATACAGGCAGGTTTAGTATACGCATCGTTTATAATACAGCAAAGAGCAGGAGTTGCTGGTCCTGGTACAGATTTTGATTTGGGCAATAGTCCAACACCAATACCATTAGATCTTGGAGAAAGAATACAATTTATTCAAGATCTCGGATGTGTCTGGGATACAGATGAAATGGGAGATTCTTGGGAAGAAGCTAATAGAAGATTTCCAAATCCTCCACCATTAAATCCTCCAGAAGAGCAAGATTTGGATAGAAGATATCCAAATGATCCAGACAACCCAAATGATAATGACCCACATAGACCAGATAAACCTGATAAATGTCCAGAAAACCCTTGCCCTGAGGGAGAAGAGTGTATTAATGGAATTTGTGTAGAAGAAGAGTGTCCTGATAATCTTTGCAGTCTAACAACTAGTGAACTCAGATTATTTGCTGGATTTGCTTTAATTTCTCCATTTGTTGGTCTTTCTGAAATGAAAGCAGATTTAACGATAAGATATCTAACTTGTAGAAGTTCTACCTTTACAGAATCTAATATTAGTGATGGATTAAAAAGTCGAATGAAAAATGAATTAACAAAAATTATTAAACGAAAAATTCGTTATAGTAGTATTGCTGGTCAAACTACAATACCACTTACCGATGTAACCTCACAGGTTCCATCCAATCTCAAATCGGCAATAGGTTACCAAACTGGGGACAAAATTTGGAAAACAGAAACATATACTCCAAATCTTGGTTCAACTTACGCTTTGGGTGGAGTATATGTAATTGCTGATGGAACTACAAATGAAGCCAAAAGAGTTCTAGATGATTTCGATTTTGAATATGGATATGAGGCATTAAGTCAGTGGTCACCTATAAATCAAAGTGCTTCTCGTTTTGTTGGTATGCCTTATACCGGTAGAAAAAATGGAGCAATGTACCAATCTGGATGTAATCCAGATACTCTATTAAAAAATTTGGCAAATAAAGTTAGTACTGGAACTTGTGGTGTGGGTGATTCTGATTGGAAAGCGAATATAGCTAGAGAAGTAATTATCAAAGCATATAAATGTGGTAGAGGTACTCCTGTTCCAGTAAATATTAATCTGCAATAAAAATTATGTTAACATCATATCAATTAGCATTAAAACACCTTTCATTTAATCCTGGTGCAGGAGTAACTCATATTAGTATTGGATCAAGTCTTACAGTTTTTGACTTGCATCATTTTAGAGATACTATGACTTCCAAACCGAGTGTCGGTTTTAGTTCTCAGACATATAAGTACATTTCATCCAAGGCAAGTCTTACAAACACTGCAGAATTTATAGATTTGAATGATTCGGATCCAAGATTTTATATTGGACAAGAAAAACTACAACATTTCCTTGAAGATGTAACCAAAGCAATGATGATTTCCATTTTAGATGGAGATTCAAAAAGAACAACAATAGTTGGTGTCGGAACTTCAGGTGCTAAAGTAGATACTTTCTTAAATGCATTAAAAAGACCGGCATTCAGAGACAATAATGCAAAACCTTGGTCCAACTGGTACACGTCAGTTGGAGTATGCACACCAGTTTCTGTTGCTAGAACTGATAACGTTGCAACTGTAGTAACAAATCCAGCACATGGATTAAGTACCTCATATGACGATTGGGGTGTTATTATGAATCTAAATACCGGTATAGCAACGTCTTTTAATATATCAACATCAACTCATCCAAACGGTGTTCCTATAAAAATTATTGATGCAACAACATTTACTTATACTAATGTTGGAATTAATACACCAACAACTGCAGTTACAGGAATAGCATCAGTTCAAGTTGGATGGGGCGGAACGAGTATTAATCTTCACCTCCACTTCACGTAATGGATATAAACGAATTAAAATCTTGGAATCCAAAACTCTGGAAGGATGGTATATGCAGAGGTGCGATAACATACAGTGAAGCGGGAGGACTTTCACCAGGTGGTCCAATTACAAATCTTTTAGCTGAAGGATTTCTGGGAGGACCACATCCACCAATAGTTATCTCATTCGATCCCACTGGCAATATTCCACTTGGAGCAGCAGATACGTATCCTAAACCTTGGAGAGGTGCTCAACAAAGACTTAATGATGCATCCTATGGATCCAGTATTGGTCCTTTTGCTAGACTAGTTAATTTACCTTCTGGAGTAACATTTACTGATACCTGTAAAGAGGGACAACAATCTGAACAATGTACACTGGGACTTTTTGGAAGGCTTGGAATTGGTGATGGTAATGGATTGGGATTCAGATTGATGGACTGGTATGGGCAAGATGAGGGAAATTTTGATACAGCATATTTTAATAATGAATATGATGCTAATTGGGATACGTGGAAAGAATGGTGGGAAAATGCAAGCAAAGCAACTGTTTTTGCCACTTGGGAAAATTATCCAGGTAGTCCTGTAGTAGAAGTTGAAGTTGCTTATGATTATATTGGTATTAACGACGATGATTTTTATCCAGGACTAAATGGACGAACGTATGTGGATAACTCTCTCGATTTGTTAGTTGCTATGGTTGCAATAGCAGTTCTAATCAGGTGGTAATATATGCCAAAGCCCACGTTAGCCCAAAGAACTAGTTTCAAAACCTGGTTAAGAAAATATAAGACCAAGTTTGCGAATACAACTATTCCAGAGTTTTATATTGATGCGATTCTATCCGAAAAGGCGGTCGGAATTAATACAACAGATGATGTTAGAGTTATACCATTTAATAACTTTGGCACTGAAGATGTAACCACTGATATTGCAAATAATACTTTATTCTACCTTCCCGCACTACCAAATGATACTGTAACATTAAGTATTGGATCATCATCATTTACTTTTAAGTTTGTTGGTGAAGATGGTGGTATCCAATATAATGGGACTACATATGGACTCAATGATACTATTGGTATCAGTACTACAAAAGTTTTAAATATCAAAGGTCTTGGTGGAGGTCTTTTACAGTCTTCAAGCACTCCAACATATTCTGTAACTCCATCAGCATCATCAGTAGACGAGGGAAGTTCTGTTAGTTTTACTGTTAACACTAATCATGTGGGTGCTGGTGCAACACTTTATTATTCTACTGGTGGTGTTAGTGTAGATACCGCAGACTTCTCTGATGGATCTTTAACTGGAAGTTTCAACGTTGTTGGAATTGCCAATACTACGCTTGGAATTGCTACTTTTACGAGATCTATTGCAGCAGACTTTCCTACCGAAAGTAGTGAATCTTTCTACATTGAAATTAGAACTAACTCAACGTCTGGAACTATCGTTGCTACAAGTTCTGTCGTATCAATCGTTAATGTTGCCCCATCATATTCTGTAACTGCAGATAAAACAACAGTTGATGAGGGAGAATCAGTAACATTTACAATAACTACTAATGGAGTTCCTGCTGGATCAACACTCTACTGGACACTTACAGAATTATCTGGTACTGTTACTCAAGGAGACCTTAACAATCCAACAGCACTCAGTGGCGGAATCAGTATCAACAGTTCTACCAATAATGTTGTGTATATCACAAAATCACTCAAACGTGATTATGAAACTGAGTCATTACTGGAGAGTGTTAGATTTGATTTGAGAACTGGATCCACTAGTGGACCAGTTGTTGCTTCTTCCCCAACCATCTACTTTGTTGACACATCAAAAACACCAGGGGCAGAAGCAGATGGATTGACTTTTGGTCCTGTTCAAGTCAATAGAGATAGTGGTGTTGCTGCAGATGCTTCCGACTGGTATACTATATGTGGTCTAGATTCACTTCCAGAAGGATCATCTATCGCTTTGTTTATTGATACATCTGGAAGCATGACACAAGCAACGATACAAGCATCTTACGATTTACTCGTCTCAAAACTAGCGGCAAAAAATATAACTATCACTACTGTAACTAACAATAATGAAGACTGGATTACTCCATTCCTAGTTGACTTACCATAAATATTTAAAAAAACGATGGCAGTCACATACGTTAGTAATCTGGTTATCTACACTGGTACAGACTTTGAGCAGACGTTTGTTTTTGAAGACTCTCAAACAAACAGTGCCATGGATTTAACAAACTATAATGGTTGTGCCCAAATGAAAAGATATGAGTCGTCATTAAAGACGGCAGACTTTACTGTATCATTTGGCAATGACCCAACAACTGGTAGAGTTACTATATCAATGCTATCAACAGTAACTTCTGGTTTGAAAGCAGGAAAATATTTTTACGACGTACTATTAAACAGTCCCGCAGGAACCACTACGAGAGCGGTCGAGGGGACTGTTTTAGTTAAGAAAGCAGTTACTAGATAGATAGTGTTTCAACGATGCTTTGGATGTTTTCTGCATCCATCTGCATCATAATGTAGTTTGCTTCTTCTACGGTATCAGCATGTCCTTCGGAAATGAGGTATCCGAGAACTAAGTCATAGGGTTCGTATGATGCAGAAACCATGTTAGGTACTGTTCTTCTTACTCTACTTCTTTCTAGTTTTGAAGTGTCAAGAGGTTTTACTCCCTGTTGCTGTACTTGGGTTTCCAAAGACGTAGCAGCAGGTTGACTTACTGCCTGAACTTTTTGCAGTGGTTTTGCTGCCCCCATGTCTTGTCCTGGTTTTCCAGCAGGTCTGATTGCTCTGAGCTCAGCAGCATCCTTCTCCATCTGACTTTGACCAGTACCAATGGATCTTCCAGTAGGTCTTGACTCAAAGTCCACCTTTTTAGCAAGAGTGTCCTTATACTTGGCACGCCAAATTGCCATTCCCTGGTCTCTGACTTTTGCCATTTGAACAGGGTCACCACTCTTTCTAGCAGCAGCGGCAGCAGCCATGTATTTTGCTACTGGACTCTGTTGAGGTGGTGCTGGTGGTCTTGCGACAGAACCGCCACCATTTCCTCCACCACCAGCAGATCCATTACTTGGTGCAGGAGCAGGGGATGGTGCCGGAGCAGGTGCTGGTGCCGGAGCAGGAGCTGGTGCCGGAGAAGGAGCTGGTGCCGGAGAAGGAGCTGGTGCCGGAGAAGGAGCAGAAGAAGGTGGTGTATACACCTTCCCACCAGCTTTGATATACCTGTCTAGATCCGCCTTAAGACCAGGAGAATCTAACTGAGACTTATCTACTTCTATCCATTGACCTAATGTACCATCAGGTTTCTTTACCCTGTAACCAGGTTTACCATTCTGTGGAGCAAAAACAATAGAACCACCAGAACTCTGTTCATTCAATTCATCAATGTAAATTAGATCGTTTTCCATGTTGGACTAAGAGAATGAAATTTATCTGTACTTAATAGTTCCGGTAGATGGATCGATATAAGCTCTTGGATCACTTGCTGCTGCTTCTTTTTCTTTTTGTTTTTGACTAAGAGCGTCCAAAGCACCTGTAACTGCTCCTCTTGTGGCAGTTGCAGTTCCTTGAGCAACACCACCTACTTGCTGAGCAGCTTTTTGTGGATCGATAGCAGTAGCAGTTCCTGCTCCTGCGGTGACAATTCTTCTTTTTCCACCAACATCTTTTCCAAGACCAAAACCAGTGACCTTTCTTAGCGCATTCATTATCTTTGGACCACCACTAGTAATTGCATTACCAAGTTTACCCCAAAAACCTGGGTTTGCGGCAGCATTTTCAGTGATTAACTCACCATCAATAATACCTTCTTCTACAAGAGCATTATACCACTCAATAGCAATAAGTTCGTTAACTTGCTCTTCTGTTAAAATTTCTTCTTTTTGATACATACCCTCATAAAGAGAATAGATATCTTGCACTTTTTTTGATGATAAGTTAGACATTTTCTTCTAATTTTTTTCCTTTATTTATTTATGGTTTTTGAGTTCCAACCCCTTTATAATTTCTAGTGACATAACGACCTTTTGCTAATAACCCTTCTTGACCTGAGGTATTTGGTTTTGGTCTAACATCATCCTCTGGTCTTCCATACCATTTTGCACCAGGAGGAAGAGATGCGGATTGTGCTTGTGCTGCCTCTTTTCTTCTTTTTTCTGCTGCAATATCTTGATCTCTCATATATGAAAGACCCCCGAGAGCAAGACCAGCAGGAGTTCCACCTCTAACAAGATACGAACCAGTACCTAGAGCACTTAATGCTGCTCCTGGTATATCACCCTTTGAGGCTCTATCTACAATATCTGTTGCTCCAAGAGCAGTAGTGAGTGGTCTTGACAAAGGAGACCTCACTAGATTCCTAACTGGTTTAGGTACAAGAGGAGCCAGTCTTCTGTTAACGGCACTAGATGCTCTATTCCAGGTATTTGATATTGCCGTTAATGGATTCTCATCTAACTGATAAGCTTCTGTACAAAACTGATTGAATGTTTTCATGCCTCTTGCCTACTTTGTGATCTTTGCCAATTACCATACTGTTTTCCAGCTTTCATCATAAAGTCCTTAAATGTTCTTTTAACACCCTCTGGAACTTTTGCTCTAATGTTGGCAGGAACTTTTTCACGATATACATTTCCAACATTTCTGATAACACTTTGTGTCGTTACCTTTTTGTTTGGATCACCTGTTATTCTATTATATAGTTTAGTTGCTTTGTCTGCGCCTTGGGTGTAACCAAGAGTGCCACCAGCGATAGACCCAATAGGTCCTCCAATAGAACCGCCAGCAGCACCAACAGCAGCACCAAGGAGTCCACCAGCTGCTCTCGCAATACCAGCACCAACTGATCTCTTTGTACTTGCTCCTGCTGCTTTTGCAGTATCATAAGCATATTTTCCTTCTAGACCAGCACCAACAACGGACAGACCCCTAAGAGCCGTAGATGTTGCGCTCCTTGTTGCAGCTCTTGTAGCGGCACGGTTGGCATCAAGAGTTTTTCTTAATTCTTTTCCAATTGATTTTGATATATCTTTTGGAGCTGATGATGCTGCTACTACTGCTTTTGCTGCAACAGGTGGAGTTTTTACAGGTGCTGCCTTTGTAGGACCCTGCCAGGATTGAACACTAGTATTTGTAGTGACTTTTGGTCCAGAAGTTTTTGGTTGAACTTTTGCTGATGTGGGAGCAGGTGGAGTTGGTGGGACTACGTTTGTATTAGATCTCCTAACCTGAGGAACTGGTCTACCGCCAGGGGTTGTTCTTCCAGACTTTCTATCCGCCTGCATATCAATAGCAGCATCTTGTGCGGCTGCTGCTACTTCTTCTGGTGTACCTAAACCTTTGAAGAATGCTGCGTCTGCTGCTTTACCTCTTGGAGTATTTCTTAAAGTCTGACGAATAGTTTCGGAACTACTTACACTTGTGCTAGGTCTTGCTTGTCTTTGTAGAGTCTCAAGGTCTGACCTAGATGGACCAGAATATCCAGCGCGAGCAGAAAAACCTCTGAATGGTGTTGGGTTTGGGTTTTTAGTTGCTCCCGGATATCTCTTTTCAATACTTTGAATACCTGCCCTAATCTCACTTCTTGCTGCCCTTCTTACTTTTCTGGAAGGATCAACTGCTCTCTGGAAAAGAGTTGACTTTTCTCTTGCAACCTCACCAGGATTTATTCCATATTTTGTTGGATCCTTACCAGCATCACCATACCCCAAAGCAGATGCTCTAATTCTATTGGTTATAACTCCCTTTTCCTGTACCCTACCGGTAGTAGGATTTACATATCCTTTCTTGATAGCTTCTTCCTTTTTCTTATCTAATGCTCTCTGTGCAATTTTTTCAGCATTAGTTTTGGATACCGCTGCCTGACTCACACCAGACTCTCCACCCTGCATAGGGAGAATCTGAGGACTTATGACATTGACAGTCCTTTCACCTGTTTTTGTAACACGCTCAATGACAATATTACTCGCAAAATCTTTAAACGACTTCATCGCTTATAGCATACCTTTTTAGATATTTATAAAAAAAGAGAGGGTCTAAACCCTCTCTCTGTCAGTCTGGAATGTCACCATACGCTTCATAAGAGTTGTATTCTCCAAACATATAAGAATCAGACTCTGCCGCTTCTCTGTAAGCTTTTAGTGCATCTTCTGGTTTTAAGCAGTTACACTTACAGTTTCCTTTACAGTGAGAAACCTGCGAAGGTGTCTTTGGTAACGTCTTGCTTGATTCCTCCAACGATGTAGGATTCAACTTCTGTTTCTTGGGGTGCCACTTGAAGACCCTTAGAAGAGATCCAATGCTCTGTCCAAGGAAGTGGGTTATTCTTTGCTGGTATGTCATAGAGAGGTTTGAGTCCGATTGCTTTCATTCTACGGTTGGCAATCCATTCAACATACTGTTGCAACAGTTTGTCATTCAAACCAATCATTGAACCATCTTTGAACAGATACTCTGCCCAAAGTTTTTCTTGGTTTACAGCATTCTCAAAGGTCTTGTAGACCCATTGTTCTTCCTCTTTGGCAATACGTGCCATCTCTGGGTCATCACCCTCTTTCCACTTGTTCATAATGTTTTGAGTGATGACTAGGTGCTGATTTTCGTCTCTTGCGATAAGAGAGATGATCTTTGCACTTCCTTCCATAAGCTTGAGTTCGCCAAATGCAAAACTGCAAGCAAAGGACACGTAAAAGCGAATACCTTCAAGAATATTAACGTTTGCAACTGCTCTGAAGAGTTTGCGCTTGAGTTCATACCTTGCTTCTTGTGCGTAGGGGACTTGTTCTAAGGCGTGCTGCCACTCCATAGAATTATCATACCGATGTGCGGCGTTGATAAAGTCGTTGTACGCTTGCGTAACACTCACTGCACGCTCCATAATGCGATCCTCTTTGAGGATGGTATCAAAAACCTCCGAAGGATCGGAGTAAACGTTTTTGATAATATAAGTGTAGGAGCGTGAGTGAATCATTTCCATGAATTCCCACACTTTCATGCAAGCCTCCAACTCAGGGAGGGAGCAGTAAGGCGCGAATGCCATACCAGGACCACGACCCTGAACGGAGTCCAGCATGACCTGATATTTCAGGTTGCTGGTAAAGATATGCTTTTGTTCTGGACGTAGCATGTGGTAGTCGCTACGATCCTTTTGGAGGGAGACCTCCTCAGGTCTCCAAAAGTAACCTAGTTGTTGAGTTGTGAGTTTATCAAATACTGGATATTTGTAAGAATCGTATCTTTGAACCCCCAGAGGTTGACCAAAGAACATTGGTTGTTTCTTTGTATCAACCTCGTTAGAGTTAAAAACCGTCATGGACTCAACCATTGGTTTCTCCTCTAACCCTGTCTTAAATCTTACAAGACTCACAGTCT